ATAAAATCATACATTTTTTCAGTTCTTGTATCGTATCTTCAGAAACCGGACACAAAGAGAGCATATTATCTATAATGTTTGTCATAAAACCGTAGTCCATTAAAATACATATAAACACACCCGATATAAACACGGGATATACCTTTTTTTTCTTTTCAGCCAAAAGTACAAATATATATTGGAAAACGACATCATTTTTCCAAATAATCGGAGTTTCCAAGACCACTCCATACAAGAATGTCCATATACCTCTTTTATTTATTACTTTTTGTTCAAATTACAAAGATAAAGCATTAAAATGCCAACCAGACTTTTAAAACATCCCATCGCTTAATGCACCACTCTAAAAGAATTTCAATAGCCTCCAAATCACTTTTCATATAATCTATCAGAAATTTCATACCAAGAAAACCCCAAAGAAATACCAAAGAATTGAACATTTTTTATGAAAAACAGCCCTTGACAGATTAGCGGATGCAGGCTATTTTTGCATTTTAACAATTATAACCCTTAAAACAAAAAACATTTACTTTGCAGTATGAAGTATTTATTATCGGAAGAATAAATTCTTAATTAATAATCTGCTACTGCTTTAACCAACAAGTCCAATCACATGAAAAAAATTATAACATTACTTTTAATATTGTTGTTTGCCACAAAAAGCACTTTCTCCCAATCGCCAAACAATATAGAGAAGTTCGTCGTAGTCAGTGTAAATGATAAAGATAGTATTTTAAACAAAATAAAAATGTCTGCTCCCCAATTCTACAACATCGGAAAAGGTAAACGTATAGAGGTCAAAGTATGCAATGAAGACAGCATACAAATAAGAAGAGTACGCTGTCTTTTATATTATTCCAACTCCGGCAAGAAAGAATGTATAGGAAAAATATGGATTTCTCCTCTTATTGGCTACGAAACCTGCTATTTTTGCATGAACGTGGATATCCCCCTAACAAAAGATGAATGGCATAAACTAACTTTCCGAATAAAGAGAGGAAAAAATTATAAGGATTACAAATTCTTGAAACAGCAAGTACAAGAATAAAACATTTGATAATAAGAGAGAGATTGACAAGAATAAGAACAAGTAAGAATTGTTTTTATTTTAAGTTTCAGCCTTAAAATAAATCTAGATTTATTTCATACCATTCTGATTATTTGTATATTTGTCTCTTGATAATAAAATTATGCAATTTATTAATTTACAAAAACGATGAGCTATATCCAAAACAATCTACAAGCTGGTGAAGAAATTAAATACAAAGCAGATATTCACTGGTATATATTTGCATATCCGGTAATACTACTATTATTAAGCGCCTTCTTTTCTTCCGCACAAACCGGATTATTCTATTATGTCAGCATACTTCTATTGTTGTCAGGATTATTCCAATTGATAAAAAGAATTCTTCTTAAAATGGGAGCTGAATATGTTGTCACAAACAAGAAAGTCATTCTAAAATCCGGTATTTTAAACCGGGATGCCCTTGAATTGGTTTTAAACAAATGCGAAGGAATACGGATTAATCAAAGCCTCATGGGACGTATGCTCGGTTTTGGTTCTATTGTAGTTACTACGGGCGGGGTCACCAACAAATTTGACTTTATCACCAATCCTATAAAGTTCAGAAACGAAATCAATGCACAAATTCAATAAGAATAAGTGAAAAGCATTTAAAGAAATACAAAGAGAACGGGTATAAACACGCTTTTGCACATACATCCATACAAGGCTATACCTACGTACGTACGAACTTATGCGTATGTATATGTAAAATGCCTCAGTCCAGAATAAAATTCCATATCAAAGACAAGGGCGTTTTAAAAAAAGATCAAGAGCTTTTTAAAAAAGATAACCGCCTTTTTTTAAAAGAACAAGAGCTTTTTTTAAAATGTCTTGTTCTTTTTTACCGCTGCCGCGAATCCGTAAGCTATCATTTCGTGGAAGTTTCCTCTTTCATGCGCATTTCTTACGAGGAAAAGGCTTGAAAACGCCCTACTTTATACCAGGCAGGAACTGTCTATAAAAAAGAATATATGGCTGACAGCAAGCATATTATGTGAAAATCAACTTCAAAACGTAGTGAGGGCATGAGAGTATAAGTGAGAGCAATTTTTTTTACCATTATCATATAAGTCATTCATAATAAATCCATTATACATACAGTGAGGGCATGAGGGTATAAATACCCCGAACTTTCTAATGAAAAAATATGCTTATTTTTGCTATGCACCAAAAACAAAAATCCCCCGTAAAGTATTAATTTACAGGGGATTTTCTTTGTTTTGTAATTCTTTCCAGCGGAGAGGGAGGGTTCTGAACCTCTTCTCTTTATTTCCGTATATATCAGCTTATTAGCTTTCATTATTTTGCTTCCTGTAACGAATTTGTAACGACCTAAACTTTTGTCCTAATGACCACTTTTGTCCGCTATTCGTCTACCATAGCTTTCGGGTTCAAAAGTATGGAAAATATGAACATCTTCCAAATGTTTGATTATTAATTATCTATTTTTTATATTCCAATGCAAGGTGCGAGCCTATATATATGAATAGGCTTGCACCTTGCACCGGACTTTATCTTGCACCCGACTCCATCCCACTCATTTCCAATCGTCATGTAAAAAAAGTTATGCCAAGTTGGTAACAAGTTGGCAAATGCCCCGATTTAATTCGATGAACTTTGTGCCAAACTTTAAAAGATAAGTGTATGGACGTAATAACAATGGAGGCGACTGCCTATAAAGAACTAATCCGCAAAATAGAAAAGATTGCAGACTATGTATTCAAAAAAGAGAGTAAACCAAACGAGGAGGAAGAGATATGGTTGGATAATCAAGAAGTTGCCAACTTGCTACGTATAAGTACCAAGACACTGCAACGATTAAGAAAAGAAAATCTAATCAGCTATTCCATGTTACGAGGAAGATGCAGATACAAATTATCAGAAATAGAAAGAGGACTAAATGAGAAAATAATCGTTTGTGATCCACATACGCTGGATGAGTTCCGTAGAAACTTCTTATTCAATGGGAACTATGAATAAAGATGATATTCTGCGATTGACAGATAGAGGAATGGCTATATTCAAGCACTACCTCCCTACCCCATTTCGTGTAGGACGTAATTTCCTTAATCCGCTTTATGAGGATAAGCACGCTTCCTGTAACATCTATTATGAGCGAAGAAGTGATACTTATAAAATGAAGGACTTTGGTAATGACGACTATTCAGGCGACTGTTTCGCATTCGTGGGAAAATTGAATGGACTAGATTGTAAAGATTCTAAAGACTTCATTCAGATAATGAAAATAATCGATCGTGACCTGCATTTGGGATTATCATCGGGAAATTATATTGAAACGAAGACTATTACTCCCATCAGTCCTGCTGTCACGGCAGCAACATCGCCATCCAAAGTGAAAAAGGCAAGACCTTATACGTTGGCGCAAAAGAGCTTTACGGCTGCGGAACTTGCCTTCTGGGGAAAAAGCGGCATCACGCAAGAGGTACTGAGATTATTCCGGGTGGTTTCACTGAAGAAGTTCAGCAGCGAGAATAACGAAGGGAAACCGTTCAGCATTGCGGCGACGGATAAAGAACCGGTGTTCGGATATACTGCAAAGCAATATGTGAAGGTGTACCGCCCGCACTCGGAGATGCGCTTTTTATATGCCGGGGATTTTGGGGAGAATTATTGCTTCGGGTTGGAGCAGTTGCCTGCTAAGGGGGATTTACTCTTTATTACGGGTAGTGAGAAGGACGTGATGAGCCTGACGGTTCACGGGTTCCATGCTATCTGCTTCAATTCGGAAACGGTGACTATTCCCGTGGGAATTATTCATAGGCTCTCTTTCCGGTTCAAACATATTGTACTGCTCTATGATGTGGACAAAGCGGGGCTGGACAGTTCGGCAAAACAAGAACTGGCGTTGAAGAACTACGGGGTGAAACGATTGTTGCTGCCATTGGCGGGAACGAAGGTGGAAAAGGATATTTCGGACTTTTTCCGTTTGGGAAATAGCCGGGAGGATTTGATTAAACTATTTCTGGATTATCTGGATACAATATACAGCGAAACTATGTCTGCTCTAAAATCTTGTGAGGTGGATTTTAATAATCCGCCACCTGTGGCACAAATGGTTGTGTCGGTGAATGATGTGCCATTAGGCACGCAAGGGAATATCCTCTGTATTACCGGTGGTGAGGGAACCGGAAAAAGTAATTATGTGACGGCATTGATAGCCGGTGCCATCGGACAATCCGACAATAATAAGGATAAGGTGATGGATACGTTGGGGGTGTCGGTTTGTGAAAACAGCAAGCGGAAGGCGATTCTGTTCTATGATACGGAACAGTCGGAGGTGCAGACGTACAAGAACATTACAAACCTTTTAAGGTGTTGCGGACGGGAAACGATGCCGGAATACCTGAAAGCGTATTGCCTGACGGGAATGAGCCGGAAAGAACGCTTGCAGGCGATTATCCAAAGCATGGATAAGTTTCATTATCAGTTCCGGGGGATTCACATGGTGGTGATCGACGGGATTGCGGACTTGATAAAGGGTGCGAATGATGAAACGGAAAGTATTGCCGTGGTGGAGGAATTGTACCGGCTGACGGGGATTTACAATACTTGTATCGTTACTATCCTGCATTTTATTCCTTCGGGGCTGAAGTTGCGCGGGCATCTGGGTAGTGAGTTGCAACGAAAGGCGGCGGCTATCCTCTTGATAGAGAAAGATACTGATCCGTCGGTGTCGGTGGTGAAGGCGCTGAAGGTGCGTGACGGTAGCCCGCTGGATGTGCCTATCATGCAGTTTGCATGGGATAAGGATGCCGGGATGCACGTGTATCTGGGGGAAAAGCCGAAAGAGGAAAAGGAGAAGCGGAAAGAGGATGAACTCGTGGCGGTGGCACGGGATATTTTCGGACGGCAGGACTTTATTACTTATGTGGATTTAGCGGAACAGATTCAAGCGATACTGGACGTGAAGGAACGCACGGCGAAAAGTTATATCAAGTTCATGCGGGAGAAGGAAATCATACGGAAAGACCCGTCGAACCAGAGTTATTATATCATCGGGAACTTAAAACAGGCGGGATTATGATACCATTGGATAAAGAAACATTCGAGGCGTATATGGAACGGTTGCTCGAACAAGTGGAAAGGGTTGTAGGCACACTGGACAAGAAGAACAAGAAGCCGCAAAATTACCTGAACGGGGAACGGCTGTACGATAACCAGGATGTTTGCCTGTTGCTGAACATCAGCAAACAGACGTTGCAACGGTATAGGGATAATGGACTGAAATATCACACGATCCTGCATAAGACGTATTATAGGGAGAAGGACTTGCACGAGTTTATACGGAGGTATTTCGATGGAGAGAATGTAGGGAAAGGCAAAACGAAGGAATGTAAGGAAGATGAACGTACAGAGGATGGTATGTTGTCCGATGATGAGAACGAAGTAACAGAAGATATTTAGGTTGTTATAATTTCCATTTAAGCAGATTTAGCCGATAACCTGACGTTGTGTGTAGCACGTACTGTCGTGATGATAGGACGGGATATTTTTTCAAAATTTCGGCAGTAATAAGATAATACTGCCGAAATTTTGATGTATAGCCCAATCAAGTAGTTTTGATAAATATGACAGCTTAATGTTTGAAAATTATATAATTCGATTTATTAATATGTTTGCTATGAGTAAAAATAATCTTATATTTGCATGTACCTCAATAGCATGATTGTCAATGGCACTTTATAACAAGAAGACAAATATTGCTATGTTACATAACTAATAATAAAGAGAAGGTCTATTTTAATTCGCTTTCTTGCAAACAACAATATAACATGAATAATTTATTAACAACATTATCATTCTCCATATATTTTAATAAAGGAGTTTATGCCTTACTATTAGGATCTGGAATTTCTCGTTCAGCAGGAATACCAACAGGTTGGAATATTGTAACGGATCTTATACACAAACTTGCGGTGCAATATGGAACGAGTAACATTGATAATCCTGAAAAATGGTTTGAAGAACAATATGGTGAATCCCCCAATTATTCGACAATCTTATCTAAGTTAGTCCATACTCAAACAGAACGGGTTAATTTACTAAAACCGTATTTTGAACCAAATGAAGAAGAAATAGAAAACCACTTGAAAGAACCGACAAAAGCACATAGGGCTATTGCACAATTGGCAAAAGATGGTTATATAAAATTAGTATTAACAACTAATTTTGACCGATTATTAGAGAAAGCATTAGAGGACGTTGGTATTATTCCACAAGTAATTTGCCATTCTGATGATATAGATGGTGCAATCCCACTTGTACATGCAGGATTTACAATCGTAAAAATAAATGGCGACTATATTGATTGCAGATTTCTAAATACCGAAGATGAACTTGCTGATTATCCTGATAAATTAAAAGACTATGTGTTACGTATAGTAAACGAATTTGGGGTTATTACATGTGGTTGGTCTGGAGAATGGGATAAGGGCTTGGTAAATATTATCCGAAGTTCAGAAAATCGAAGATATGAAAGCTATTTTACGTATTGCAATAAATGCGAGAATACTTTGAAAGAGTTAGCCACGTTCCGTTGTGGAAATGTATTGGCTATTGAAAATGCCGATTCTTTTTTTACAGAACTGGCGGAAAGAGTTATGGCTTTATCCTCTTTAGAGGGGAATCATCCTCTGAGTAAGGATATTGCAGTTGAAAGATTAAAAAGATATATTGTTAAATCAGAAAAGATTATTCTGTATAATGATTTGTTTGAAAATGAGGCAGAAAGAGCTTGTAATAAAATTATACAGTATTATAATTTCCCGCTTAATTCTCAAACATTTAACGAATGTTTAAAACGTCATTTAAATGCTATTGATACATTACTTCCGATGTGTATCACTGCAGTTCGTTGGTCAAAACCAGTTCATGAACAAGCTATATTCGATATGTTAACTCGTTTTGTTGAATTTCCCATAAAATGTGGAGGTAGTTACCAGTCGGAAACAGTTAAATTGCACTATCTTTCCGGATTATTACTAATGTATGTAGTAGGTATTTCATGTATCAAATATGATAAGTATTCTTTTTTGAATAAAATACTGCACATATCTGCACGTAATTCAATTCATGATGATAAAGTTAATATTACAGGAATCATTCATCCTTGTATTTTTGATAGGGACATTGCAAATAACTTTATTGGACACGGAAATAAATATACGCCTATAAGCACATTAATTCATAATAAGATTAGGAGCTTATTTAATTCTATATTAAGAGAAGACTTGGATTTTGATATAACATTTGATATTCGCTGAAGCTGATAAATTGCGAGATAACTGGTTACCCCTAAAAGGGAATATGTTTGACGGGAAATACTCAACTTATACAGAAACAAAACAAAAGGTTGACGAATTTCTTAAAAAAATATATTTGCATTAATTTTTATAGTATCATTTTGTAAAAACAACAATAAGAATATGAGTGAAATATCTGAATTAAAGATACTCCGGGAAAGTGAAGACCGAATTGAATTTAAAGAGGCTAAAAAGAATTATCCTTTTGCCGGAGGAAGTCATAGTGACCCAACTGAACGCAGGCGTTGTGTATTAGGCTACGTGGTAGCATTAGCCAATGAGGGCGGTGGACGACTTGTTTTAGGTATGGCTGACAAACTTCCACATGAGGTTGTTGGAACAGACTTCGCCAATGGTAAAACCGGTGCTTTAGAGGATGAAATTTATAATCGGTTAAGCATTAGAGTAAAAACGGAGGAATTGTTTGAAAATGAGAAGAGAGTACTTATCATAAACATTCCATCCCGTCCAATAGGTAAATTATTAAAGTTTGAAGGCGTTCCTTTAATGAGAACCGGAGAAAGTTTGCGGGAAATGTCAGACCAAGAAATTTTTAAAATATTATCAGAGCAGGAACCTGACTTCTCTGCTAAAATCTGTGATGCTTTAAAAATTGAGGATTTGGATAAAGATGCCATAAATCTTTTGAAACAGAAATACGCAGAAAAACAAAATAACAAGTCATTCCTTACTTTACCCGATGAACAGATTCTATCAGACCTTGAATTATTGAAAGACGGGAAACTTAATTATGCTGCTTTGATTCTGTTAGGCAAGAAAGAAAGCATAAAAAAGTATCTGCCACAATGTAATATTGTTATTGAATATCGGCTCAATCATTCCATGATTCCTTATACAGCAAGAGTGGAATATCAAGAGCCTTTATTTATCGGAATAGATAAAGTCTGGTCATATATAAACCAACCGGCAAGCAATCCATTATTGCATATCAGTGAAGGTCCATATATTTATGATGTACCTTCCTTTAATGAAGAAGTTATCAGAGAGGCTATTTTAAACGCTGTTGCCCATCGCAGCTATCAAATACAGAGTGATATTGTTATAAAACAATATCCTGATGAAATTACAATATCTAATGCAGGAGGTTTTCCTATCGGAGTAGATATAAATAACATCTTAACTGTGAATAGTATCCCAAGAAGCAAAAGACTAACAGAAATCCTTCAAAAGACGGGATTAGTTGAGCGTTCAGGACAAGGGGTGGATAAGATGTTCTATTATTGTATAATGGAAAGTAAACCACTACCCGATTATTCAAAAACAGATGCTTATCAGGTCAATTTGACCTTTCAGGCAGCCATTCAGGATAAGGCTTTTTTATTCTTTATGAAAGAAGTACAAGAAAGTAGGGCTGAAAAACTGAATGTTTTTGATTTGCTTACATTAGACAAAATACGTAAAGGTATTAATGATAGTTTAGACCCCAATATCATTGAAAAGTTAAGAAAAGAACAGCTTATTACAGTAAATGAGGGAACTACTTATTCATTAGCGGATAAATACAAGCAATTTATTCCTCGTAAGGAAAGTATTAAAGGAGTCACCTCACAACAATTGCAGAAAGTCAATGAGTGTTTTAAAACTCACGATAGCATAAGTAAAAGTACACTTATGGAAACTTTTAATGGAGTACTCACAGAAAAACAAGTGAGGAATCTTATTAGCAGGATGGAGCAATCCGGAATCATTAAAAGGATAGGTGTCGGTAAAGCTACTAAATACATTAAGGATTGGGACAAATTTAAGAAATATATATAATAGGGCTGTATTTTTCTTTTTAGGGCTGTATTTTTTAAGATACGAATAGAAATTCCTGTATTTCAATCTGTTATGTTTTGATGTCTAATTGGGCTGCAAAAAAGAAATAGAGGGCTAAACAAAATAGGAACTAGTAACTTTTTACTTTAAATAGTAGCTTTGAGTAATAGCCGCCATCACTTCGTACATGAAGCATGGCGGCTATTTTTAGTTATAACTTAAAGCCTTTGGGCTTGTTGGTATAGGCGGTGTCTGGGTCGTCCTTATTGCCGGGCTTGGGGATAAGTCGGTGCGAGAGGGATGCTGTTCAACGGACTGCTGTTCGGCGGGCGGTTGTTGTGCGGATTGTTGTTGGAAAGCATCGACAAATACTCTGGTTCCGCTCGACGGGTCGAGGAAACAGGACGGGGCAATTCCGTAGTTGCCCAATTCGGAAGCAAGAACTGATACAATGTCCTGCGGCGTGTAGAACGCCGTCAGGACAGAGTTTTTCAAACTGGAAAAGTAACGCTTGTATTCCGCTTCGTCTTTTGAATGGCTGCGGATGACGCTGTGGAGTTGGGAAACAAATGGGAACAACTCGCGGTCGCTCTTTGTCCAACGGGCAACGTCGGCAAGGCTGGAATAGGGGGCACAGAACGATGTGTGTAAACTACGGCGGCTGCAAAAACATGTTGGATTGCCGATGAATAAAGGGGTTGAATCAATTTCCATAAAATGGGAGAAACAAAACGATGCGTTACATTGCTTGGCATTTGAGTTACATTCCAGTATTATTTGAACAGTTTGAATACTATGGGAGTAACTTTGAGCTAATATGATGGAGTAAATAGCCATTGAATTACTAATAAAGACCAGCTAGGGGACTACTTGTAGCCTATTTCTGTGCATTGAGCAGAGGTAGGCTACATTTATATTCAAGCATTTGAGAAACTGTTTAAATAGGTTGGTTATTGGTATTGGCCGGCAATCTGCATTGGAAAGTTTGATTTGATGATGATTTGTTAAAAACATAGTTGGGGATACAGTTGGGGATACCGGATTTTGCACGATAGGTATCGTATTTTAAAAGTTGGGGATACCTTTTCGGGACATTTTTAAGTGTGTTCGAATATACATAACGCCCAAGTTAATACCCTTTTTGCTGCTTTTTTGCGTTTTAACAGGGGGATAATACCAAATTTTTTATGATTATTTGAGATATAAACATGAGATAAATCGCTGATTTATAGTGTGTATGTTGGATGAAATATGTATTTTAGCGGTGAAAAAGTGTGTGTGGATTAAAGATTGTACTCATGATAATTGATATATCTATAATTAAGTGGAATGATATGGAAACTCTTCCAGAAGAGCATAAACCTGTTTTATTGCTATGGTTTGATGATAAGTATAATGAGGTCCATGGCTCTTCTGCTATGTATGATAAAGATGATAGAGGCTTTATTGATTCTGATGCTTTTGATATTCCTCGTGTTTTTGATAATGCATTAGCTTGGGCTGAATATCCTCAATTGGTATTGTTTTAAATCACTTAAAGAAGAATCAAGTAGGGGGCACAGAACGATGTGTGTAAACTACGGCGCCCGCAAAAATATGTTGGACTGCCGATGAATAAAGGTGTTGAGGTGATTTTTATAAAATGGGAAAAACAAAACGATACGTTACACAGATTGTCTTTTGAGTTACACATGCTTGTTATTTGAACGGCTTGAATGCTATGAAAGTTACTTTGAGATAATATGATGGTGCAAATAACCAATGAATCAATAATAAAAACCCCTAGGAGGCTATTTATAACCTATTTTTATGTATAAAGCAGAGGTAGGCTATTTTTATGTGCAAGCATTTGAGAGACTGTTTGAATAGGTTGATTTCCAGTGCTGGTCAATAATCTACATAGGAAAGTTTAATTGGATTGAAATGTGTTAAATTGGGATTTAGGGATACCATTAAAGATACTGTTTAGGGATACTATATTTTTCCGTAAATTGAAGGAATTATCAAGTTTAGGGATACCTTTTCAGGACTTTTATTTGCGTGTTCGGATATAGGTAATGCCTAAATTAATACCTTTTTTGCTGTTTTTTTGCGCTTTAACAGGGGGATAATGCCAGTATTACGACTGTCTTTGCAATGGCAAATCTGAGATAATATCCTGATTTATAGTATGTATATGAGGAATAAGATATATCTTAGCGGTGAAAAAGTGTGTGTGGCTGCCTTATGTTGCACAATAGGACGGATTGGCACCCACATTGGTCTCTATTAATTCACCTAAAACGTATAATAATGACACTTAACGAGTGGTTTGATAAATCAGGGATGTTTAAAGGGGGTATGATAGGCTGTGCATTCGTAATTTCGTGTAGATGCTCAATGGCTATACCCGAGATAGCCTTAAAAGCTGTAAAAATCGAACAGAGACTTAAATCGATCGAAGAGAAACTCGATAAACTTATAAAGGAAAGGAGTGAAAATAGCAAATATCCAACCACCAACTTTCCATAGATTTTGCCGAGTTTTTTCTTTTTCTAATTTATCATCTTCCTCCTTTTGGAGAGCAGTGAAGCCACCATACTTTTTAAAAGTGTGTCCTTTGGGAGTAAGAATAAATGTGATTCCTTCTTTTGATACTCTGAGTTTTACCAAACCTTCATTTTCTAGATAGTAAGCAAATGTTTCATTTACATGCTTATCCCCTGGGATGGATATAATAGAGGTATCTTGCTCGATAGTTCCTGCGGACAGGACTTTATCTAAATCTTTAGCTTTATATATAAGTTCTGCTTTTACTCCGCTATTCCTGTCTAATCTGCTTTTTATACCTTCAAGAGCTTTCACTATTTTATTAAAATCGTATTCGCTTCTTACCATAATGTGCTGTTCATATGTTTTTAATTTGAGATATACTCTTTTATTCCAATATTGCAGGCTTAAAGACTATTTAGAGGTTGTATATCTAGTTATTTTCTATATATATTCTCTTAAGTTCTTTTTTCATGGGGCAGTGACAGAGATCACATTGTCGGCATTTGGCGAAGAAGGTTTCTTTGTAGAAGCATTCTTCACAGAGTCTAAACCCTTAAGATTATCTTTGCTAACTTCTGGCTGCGATTCGTATTGAGCGAGTTTAGCTTTTAAAGCACCTATTTGTTCTTTGAGCATGCCTACTTCAGCATCTTTTTTTTCGTATAACCTATAATATGCAGCAGCTTCGCCCGATAATTCTTGTTGAACTGTCGACTGCAATGATTCTGATTGTATTTGATGGTCATCACGAAGCATGGAACCTTCACCAGAGAGCAACCACTTTAAATCTATTGTATCAGAATATTCTGATGTAGAAAAACGTCGAAAGAAGTCATAGCTTGGTGCAGACTTCATATTCATGACATCATAAACCGTTTGGGCACGTTCGTATCCAAGCTTAACAGCGAAGCCGTTACGCGTATCACCTGTATATTGCAAGATTTCCGCTATTCTTGCAGAAATTTCTGCATTTTTATTTTCTTTGTTCATATCAGAATATTCTGTAAGTTTGCAGCATGTTTAAGTGAAACAGCCTCAAAGATAAGAATAATTTTAATCAGAGTTTATATATGGAAAAGAAAATCAGACAGAAGATTGAACTGAATGCTACAGGTAAGGCTAAGTTGGCCAAGGCATTCGGTGTAACTGTGCAGAATGTAAGTCAAGCACTACTATTTAAAAGGAACAGTTCACAGGCTTGCCAAATTAGGGAAGCCGCTCTGATCAATGGCGGGTCGTTGGTACAGATTATCGATGTGACCGATGAACTAAAAAGAATAGTCAAGGTACTTGACTCTAAAGGAAACGTGAAGGAAATTATAAACTCATAAAAAATTAGATATGAAAGTAATTAGATGGATTCAGAATGTGGCCGCTACAGCTGCGTTTATTATGGCTCTCAATTTGGTTGACGGGCTTGGCGTTTCAATAAAAGATGCTTGTACGGCTGGTGTATTGTTGATTCTTTCGGTGGCTATGTTGCTGGGACGGGTTTTGGAAGAGGAAGAAAGGAGGGCTGAGTGATGGATGACGAAAGAATGATATATCGAAAGAATTTAGAGGAACACATTGAGGAACTTACGATTCTAAGGAATGAAACCGAACTATCACTACTAAAAGCAGGCTGTTTGGAATCAATTAACGAGATGACTAACAATTCGTTTTTATGGATATCTCTATTATGCCAGGAACATCCTTCTTTATATTATCAGAAAGCGATACAAGACTCTTCAGCAGAGCCTTATCTTCGGTTAGCCGGTCTTTTGGAATTCTTACTAAAAAATTCAACTCCAAAGGAACTCCTAATGCAGGGGTTGACCATCCGGATTCAGGAAAATAAATGTCACTACTGTATCTCAGGTTCAATTTCCTTAGATGATCTTTATAAATTGTGCGAACATCATCAAGTGGACCTCGACAGTACGAGTAAAAAATAATAGAGAAATAGTTCATGATTATATAATTTATTGGTTTTGATAGCTACAAAGGTAGCAAAACTATTTTGGTTCGGGATGAATAGGAATAGTGTTTTTCTCACATGCAAGATTAGAACTTTCACGAGTGGCTTACGGATTCGGGTCGGTGCCGGATGCTTGTGCAAATTTAAAATGTTTGATTATGGAAATGTTTGGTAATATACGGTGCGTGACTTTCGCTGAGTTGGTGACTCAGGGAGGAATCCTGAGTAAACCGAACTATAAGAAGAAAGTGCGTGAAGGGAAAATTCGGGTGCTTCGTCCTGGAAAGGGAAAAGGTTCTTGCGCTCTTATTGACTACGTTTCCCTTTATCGTCCCATCAAGGAGGCTTACGACACCAAGTATCCGGATGCAGAACAAAAGTTGAAAGAACAAATCAAAGAAGAAACCATGAGTGATACACTAAGAACTGATAGCAAAGCTATTGTATTCTACCGTGATAAATTTACATTATCCGATGGTAGTAGCTTGACAGATGTGAAGCAGGCAGAATATGTACTGAATGCCCAAGTGATGAATGAAATGATCCGTGTGGAGAATGAAATGAAATCGCTGCACAGGAAGAGTGGTTATTCGCACTCCAAGGAAATTTGGGAGGCTGTAATGGGTACTTGTGAGAAGCTTCGTTCGCTGTATCAGCATACGCTTCCCGGGAATGCTGCCCGCCTGCGTGAAAAGTACAATGCTTATAAGAATTATGGGTATGAGGTATTAGTCAGCGCTAAGAATGGTAACCAAAACACTCGAAAGATCGGGCCGATGGAAGGGCGCTTGCTGTTGAAACTGAAACGTAGTAAGTTTCCTGTCTATACTGACTCTCAGATATTTGAGGAGTACAATCGTCAGGCGATAGAACGTGGATTGAAACCTATCAAGTCCATGACTACTCTTCGCAATTATCTGTATGATCCCGCTGTGATGCCACTTTGGTTTGCTGCCGTATATGGGATGCAGAAGTGGAAATCGAAATACTCTTCTTTATTGAAGACACAACTTCCGCAGATGCGTGATGCTCTTTGGTATTCCGATGGTACTAAGCTGAACCTGTACTATAAAAATGCGGATAATAAAATGTGTACCACTTCTGTTTACGAAGTTCTTGACGCTTATAGTGAGACGCTAATAGGCTACGATATCGCTCCGAAAGAAACTTTTGACAGTCAGTACCGGGCTTTCCGGCAGGCAGTAGAATTCGCTGGTGTTCGTCCCTATGAAATTGTAAACGACAATCAGGGTGGACATAATAAGCTGGCGGCGCGAGGATTCTTCGACAAGATTGCTATCCTTCATAAACCTACCATGCCATACAACGGTCAGAGCAAAACAATAGAAAGCGTCTTCGGACGGTTCCAGCAGCAGATACTTCATAAAATATGGTATTTCACCGGGCAGAACGTGACAGCCGTAAAGATGAACAGCAAGCCCAATCTTGAATTCATAGAAAAGAATGCTTATGCTCTTCCTACTTTGGAAGAAGTGAAAGAAATATACCGTCAATGCCGTGAGGAATGGAACAATGCCGCTCATCCGGCTACCGGTATCGCTCGCATTGACATGTACCGCATGAGTGAGAATCCGGAAACATCACCCGTGCAGCCGGTTGAACTGATTCAGATGTTCTGGCTCACAAGTGCCAAAGAGGTGACCTACATCAATGCCGGGCTGAAAATAGAGATCGACAAGCAGAAATATGAGTACGAAGTCTATGGCGAAGACGGGCTTCGTAATGAACAATGGGCGCTTCGCAACATAGGACGCAAGTTCCGTGTGATGTATGATCCGATGGATATGACCCGTATTGAACTTTGGGAACCGACCGCTTCCGGATTGAAATACAGTATAAGCGCAACTCCGCGGACCGTCATCAACCGTGACACACAGACTCGAACCGCTGATCAGACTTCCTTCATGCGTCGAACTGTCGACCAAAATAAGGAGACAATGGCGCTGATCCAACTCAGCACAGAAGATTTCGATCTGGACGAATCCATCGCAGCCGAACTCTTTAACCTCTCTACTCCGCAACCGAAGAATGTGAGCGAAAAGAAAATGGAGGAAGTACGTGAGAAATATGAAGCTGGAACGCTACAGTCCCCCATATCCTTGCCGGAAAAACTGGCGATTGAGGAAGAGGATGACGGCACGGAACTGGCATATTCCACTACCGGAGAATATACCAAAGTGACTTCCAATCTCACATTTGATGATATCGACTGCCTTGAACGCTATTAGAATGACGAAAAATAACAGTTTAAACAATATACGAAACAATGAAAGAATTAAGCCTTGAGCATAAGAATGCTATCCGTGACGCACTGAGTGCCTACTGTGACAACTACCTGTCCCGTAACCGTGCGGCTGAAAGCCTGAACGGTGTGAGTGCCGCCACTGTATCTACCATAGTGAACAGTAAATATACCAATATCTCTGACGACATGTTCATTCGCATTGCCACGCAGATCGGATTCAGTTTCGATTGTTGGGAGATTCACGAAAGCGTAGCCTTCAAAGAAATATCCTTCATGATGACTGATGCACAGATGTATAAGAACGTCACATGGATTGTAGGGGATGCTGGGTGCGGAAAGACTACCGCTGCTATCGACTATCGCAAGAAGCACCGGAACGTTTTTTATATCCTTTGCTCCGAAGACATGAAGAAAAGCGATTTCGTACGTGAGATATCCAAACAGGTGGGCGCTCCTACCGATGGGACCAATCTTCGGGATATGCTGGAGTATGCCATTTCCATGATCGCCTTTTTAGGTAATCCGCTTATTATTTTCGACGAAGGCGACAAACTGACGGATAGTGTATTCAACTACTTCATTTCCATTTATAATCGTTTGGAAGGTCATGCGGGAATCATTTTCCTTTCTACCAACTATATCAAACGTCGCCTGGAGAATGGGCTCCGTTATAACAAGAAGGGTTATAAGGAAATATACAGCCGTATTGGCCGTCGTTTCTTCGAGGTAAAAAGCACGACCCAAAACGATATTCACGCCATCTGCCAGGCTAACGGGCTGACGGACGAAGCGGAAATAAAGAAAGTATTGAAAGACGCAGAGGCTAGCGAGAACGACTTGCGACGGGTGAAACGCTGTGTACATAGCCGCAAACGTATCATGGATGCACGTGCCAGGAAAGGAGAAGCGGAATAATGGGGAGAGCCAAATCGGTGAGCGAGTTATTGGCTACGAAGATTGAGACTTTCCCTTTTCGGGATGAATGGTATGACGCTTTCGGCGAGCCTGAACGGAAAGGTATCTGGATAGTCTGGGGAAACTCAGGAAATGGAAAGACCACTTTTGTAGTGCAGCTTTGCAAATACTTGTGTCAGTTTGAACGGGTAATTTATGATAGTCTTGAAGAGGGAGTCAGCCTGACAATGAAAAACACACTGTTACGATGCGGAATGCTGGAAGTGAACCGTCGGTTTCTTCTTCTTGACAATGAGCCGATGAAAGATTTGAGTGAACGACTGTTGCGACGAAAATCTCCGGGAATTGTGGTGATTGACAGTTTCCAGTATACGCAGATGACGTATAAGCAATATATCACCTTCAAGGAAAAGCATAAAGACAAGCTGATTATTTTCGTAAGCCATGCGGATGGAAAGCTTCCTTCCGGGCGTAGTGCCCGTAGCGTGATGTACGATGCTTCCCAGAAAGTTTACGTAGAAGGATACAGGGCTTTCAGCAAGGGGCGGTTCAACGGACCAAAAATGCAGATTGACGTATGGCCAGAAGAAGCTGAAAAATACTGGGGAGATAAATATCAACGATAATAAAAGTTAGAGTTATGAGAACAACAAAAGATAAAGCAATCAGTCCGCAACAGATGAAGGCTTTGCACGCTACTTTTCATCGAATTGGTATGGACGATGATGCTCGTCACGACTGCATTTCTTCTTTTACGGACGGGAGAACGCAGAGCAGCAAAGAGCTTTCTTTCGATGAAGCTCGCAGATTATTAGCATCACTCAACGAGGATCAGGCTG